GCAGAAGGCCTTCGGAAAGCATTGAAGTCTGATTATCTTGATAAGCTTAAAGCTATCAAGAAAAAGGACCCAAATCGCTGGAAGAAGGCTATCTCGCAGTCGTGGCTCGAGGGTTGCTTCGGCTGGAGGCCTTTCATTAATGACCTTGAGGACGCTGTTAAGGCGTACAAAGAGGCTACTAATGTTGACCGAAACCAGTATCAGAAGATTCGCGCAGTTGGAAAAGACCAACTGGAGATCGATCTGATTACGGATGATAGGTTTAGTCTTGGTGGGCTTTTCCCCCATATGGGGTGGAAGCACACTTATGACGAAGCCTTTTGTATCATACGTAGCGAAGTAAAGCGCGAGTTGAATGTGACCGCTGCAGGTAGGGCTCGTATTTTCGGGCTAACACCTGAAGAGTTCGTACCTACTGCTTGGGAATTACTCCCGTGGTCCTTTCTCGTGGATTATTTCACCAATGTTGGTGATATCCTAGCTGCCGGTGCAACTGACACTAGTAGACTAGCTTGGATTGAGCAGTCTGTTGTTGCCATACGCAATATTGAAGCGTTGGTACAGCCAGACGTACTCACATGCAAGCAAATCAACGGTGCCAATTACATAGGTGCACTAGGGAATCCAGGCTCTTTTCTTTACAAAAGGAGAATCGTAACTCGCTCGGTCCCGTCCACGTTAAGTCTTCCTGACTTTACGTTGGAGTTTCCGGGTAGTCCAATCAAGCAGTTAAACTGCCTTGCTCTTTGGACGCAAGCGAATTCGATAAATCCTCAAGATGCCCGTAAACTCAGGGGGCGAACATTTCGTTAGCCTTTGTTGAGAGAACGGGTCCAGAGGGCTTTTATTTTAGCTCTCTCCTTTCATTGGAGTTTTCTGATGGCTGTAACACTTACGTCCCCGATTACGGGGCTTGCGCAGACTGGTCTTACGTCACCCACCTATACGCATGTAGCTGATACGGCGCCCGATAGTAATGGGCGCCAAGTAGCAGTTACGGCACTTGGTGGAACGCAGACCGGGGTTATCACACATAGTGTGGCAGCGCCTTTCACGTTAACGGTTGTCCGACCCAAGGTATTTAAATCCCTTGGGAAAGCCAATCCGGTGACGGGTCTGATCAGTAACGTACCGAAGAATGTGTACAAGTTTATCACCCGTAAGGGTGTCTCACCGCTCGCTGGTCAACCTTATTCAACAATGCTGATCACCACGATTATCGAGGTGCCAGCAGGTGCTGATTTGGCTGATGCAGCGAATGTGAGGGCGGCTTTGTCCGCTCACTTTGGTAGCCTTAGCCAGCAGTCTGCTGGTTTCGGCGATACCTCAGTAACGGGTATTATGTAAATAATGCCCCGTGGCCAATCCGCTACTTGTCATCACTGTCATCG